AGGTAGCCTTGATCTTTCTCGTAAATCTGAAGCAATTTGGGGTCTTAGCAATACGCAATCTCCATACCAAGTATTTCTTGGTGCGCTAACCGCTAAAGGCAAGATCACATTTGTCATGCAAGATGACACCGAACTTACTCGCTACATCACAAACACTCAGCCTGCTTTAACATTTAACTTCTCAACTGGTTCAGGTTCAGCTGCAACTCAAGTTCAATTCACTCTCTCAAAGGGTGCTTATGTAACTGGTGCTATTGAGCGCAACGCTGAATATGTTGAAGTTACCGTGGACATCGAAGGTCTTGGTGACACAACAGATGCTGGCGCAACCGGTGGTTACTCTCCAGTTAAATTCACACTGCAGAACGCTTTGCCTTCTGGAACATTCCAGTAATAGGCGATATGATGTCTAACAGGGTGCCGCCTTCCCACCCTGTTAGACCCTAATTTTGAAGGCAAGATGGAAGGAACCCAATGTCAAAAACAATTACGCTCCCAAGTGGCAATACAGTAACATTTCGCGACCCAACATCTCTTCGTGTTAAAGACCGTAAAAAGGTTATTGCGGCTGCAAACAATGATGAAGGTATGTTGCAAGCGATGTCAATGATGGATGGCCTTATGGCTATCTTGATTGAGTCTTGGTCTTTTGAAATGATTATTCCATCTATTGTGATTAAATCATTAGATGAGTTAACAATGCCAGACTACGACACAATCGCCGTCGAGGTTGGAAAAATGCAATCAAAAATTTTTCCTGATGTAGCTAAAACTCCAGAATCAGAAGCGAACCCTGATAGCCCTTTCGACAGCTCCAACGCTTAAAGTGGGCGTTGGAAGGTCAAGAACAAACGCCGGGTGCAAAATATCCTAATGAAGAATATCTTTATTATATATGCGCCAAAGAATTTGGATGGACAATAACTGAAACTGATGAACAGCCTGCTGCTGTTCTTGATTGGCTAATTTCTATTCACGGGATTGTCAGACAGGTTGAAAATGATAGCAACGAATCTTGATTTAGTTATTAGCAAAATTAACAAAGGTGTTATCAACTTTGATATTGCAGCAGCTGAAGCAACAGAAGATTTAAAAGTAACAGCAATTAATCTTATTAAAGATGAAATTAAGGGCACTCGACCAAAAGGCCAAAAGGCTACAACGGGTCAACCGCCTATGAACCGCACTGGAAATCTTAGAGCTTCTATTAGAGGTGAAACAACACCAGTTGGTTTTGCTAATTACACCGCGGTTGTTGGGCCAACAGTAGGAACTTACGCAAGAGCAGTCGAAGTTGGTTCGCCATTTAATCCGCCAACATGGAAAAACGGCGAACACTTCCCTTATGTACAACCAGCATTTATTAAATTGTCAGCAATGGTTTCAACAATTCTTAAAAGACACTTCTAGGAGGGAATAATAATGTCATTTCTAAGCGAACTCTTTCCTCCCGTTCTTATTGAATTTAAAGTCAACGCTACAGAAGCTATTTCAAGCCTTCGTTCTGTAAACGCGGAACTTGTAAAAATGCAAGCAAACGCTGAAAAAACTGGCGCATCTTTAGATTTAATGACTAAAACATCTAAACTGGCTGGAACTGCCCTTTTAGGCATTGCTGGCGTTGCTGCTGGAGTTGGTCTAGCAAGCGTTGAAACATACGATAAAATTTTAACATCTCAATCAAACCTTCAAGTAGCAATTAAAAATACTGGAGTTGCTTGGAAAACTGCTCAGCCTTATGTACAGGCTCATGTAGATGCAATGTCAAAACTTGGTTTTACATATCAAGATTCTGAAGCTGCTTTAGCTAAATTAACTACTGCAACGGGTAGCCCAGCAAAAGCACTTAATAGCCTTGGAGCCGTTGCTGATCTTGCTCGCGCTAAACAAATATCTTTACTTAGCGCTGCCAATTTGCTTGCTCGTGCGGCAACTGGTCAGGCTCGTGGTTTGGGTGATCTTGGTCTTGCAATTAAAAGAACAATTCCGCCGGGAGCTTCGTTTGAACAAATTTTGGCAATTCTTGAACAAAGAGTTGGCGGAACAGCTGAAAACTTTAAGAACACGCTGCCGGGTGCTTTGGCAATTACAAAAGCGCAATTCCAGCAACTTGAAGTTCAAATTGGTCAAGCATTGCTTCCTACTTTGGAAAAAGTTGCTGACTGGCTTGTCAGCAAAGGTTTGCCTTTTATTAAAAATTTATTTAACTGGATTATGAGCCATAAGGGTCTTGTTGAGACAGTTTTGACAACTCTTGCTGCTCTTTGGGTTGTGCCTAAAATTGATGCCTTGCTTGGTACTTTAGCAAAACTTGCAGGTGCTTATGATGCTTTAGCTGCTTCAGCTGGAGCCGCTGCCCTTGCAGAAGACGCTGCCAATAGTGCTGGCGGATTTAGTGCTGCAGATCGCGCCGTATTAGATGCTATTGCTGGTTCAGGTACCGCTGCTGCTGCTAGACGAGCCGCTGCCGCCGCTGCAGAAACAGCTGGTGGGGCTGCTGTTACTGAAGGAGGAGCGATTGCTATTGCGGGTGCATCGGGTGGTGCAGCTGCCGCTGCTGCTACTGCGGCAGTTCTTACTCCCATTGCTCTTATTGTTGGTAAAGCAGTTTATGACAATATGCAAGCCAAAAAAACTGCAACAGCCTTAGACAAAGCAGTTAGCACTACCAATTTAATTGACCAAGTTAAAGCTGGCGGAAAAAACGCAGAGGCTGCTAGAAAAGCGCTTGAAAAACAATTACCTGCGGGGCAAACCACTATAGGGCCTGCTGGCCCACAAAACAAAAAATCTGTTTCGCCTTTAGAAGTTGCTGTTGACCCAGTTCTTGCTGCGGTCGGAGGAGTAATTAGAAATTTTGGTGGTTGGGTAAAAGACGCAAAAAATTGGGCAAATGGTGGACAAGCAACAACTTATGTTCCACTAACTGCAAAAGTTGCTTCAGATACCACCGTAACTGCTGCTGCTGCAGCTGCTGCTCAAGCAGCGGCACAACAACAACAGATGAACTCATTGTTGGCGGGTAAAGGTATTACTACCTATGGTACAACCAAAAAACCTTCTTATGCGGTTACCAAAAAACTACTTGTGGGTAACGCTTCCGGCGCTGGACAACAAGTGTTTAATTTTCACATTCATAACGATACAAGCAGTGCTGCTGCTAAAGTTACTACTCAAAACAAACCGTTAACAACAAAAAGCGTGGTAACCAACAAATGACAATTAGCACATATCAATTTGCTTTTACAACAGTAAAAAATTCAAGCGGAACTCCAACAAACAGCACATTTACTTTTGGAGCTGGAACCCCTTGGATTGTTGAAAGCGTTGATGGTTTGGCTGGAACATCTAAACTTCGTGTTCAAGATGACAACCGCGGTTACATTGATGGCTCATATTCTGGGCGCGATTTTTACGATTCCAGAACTGTAACTTTTGAAATTCTTATTCTTGGAGATTCGTCTAATACTGCACAACAGTATTACAAACAACTTCAAGCGGCACTTGCTCCGCAAGTTCTTGGCTATTATCCAGATCAAACCCTTTCAACCCAATCCTATAACACCCTTGGTTTGTTTCAGTTTCAACTAACCGCGGCAACTGGTATTCAGCGTATGTGGGGTCGAGTTCGTTCTATTGAGACCCTTGTTGACCCAGACTTTACCTATGGCTACATAATGACCAAGGTTGAGTTTTATTTTCCAGACCCTCGTTATTATGACGATTCTCAACAAAGCATCAGCTCTGGCACATCTGTTTCGTTATCCAATACTGGTTGGGCTACAACTTGCCCAACAATCACTATTGCCAGCCCAAGCGCAAGCGGTGCAATATGGGATACCACAAGTGGCTCTCGCATGAATTTTGCGAATGTCAATACTTCTCAGCCATTGGTTATTGATTTCTTACAGCGTTCTATTACTCAAAATGGAATAGCTGCTCGCAATACCTTGGTTTCGTTTGATAACACTAGCGCAAATGGAGTTGTTCAAGGCTGGCTTTCTGTTGCGCCAAATACTAGCTCTGTTACTTGGTCTAGTACTATTGGCTCTATGAGCGTTATATTGAGAAATGCGTATGTATAATGGCCGCAGCGGAATACAACTATGTCACGACTCAGCTTTATCAGTCTGGCTCCACTCCTAATCCAGTCATTGCCGAAATACCTTTTACTCGTGTAAATTTTACCAAGCAGCTTTCTAGCGTAGGTGCGTTTTCTGGCGAGATTTTGTTGTCAGGTTTAAATCCATCTTTGCTTAACATAGAAAATGGAACCACGCCCGGCAAAGTAATTTTATGGGTTTTGTACAACGGAGTTCCCGTTTGGTCTGGTGTTATCTGGAATAGAGAATACGACTCAGCCACTCAAATTCTTAAAATTGATGCTCAGGAAATGTTGTCTTATTATCAACATCGCCGCATCTATAAATTTACTGGTTCTAGTTATTACACAACAAACGCAAACGGAACTGGCAGCGCTGGTCTTCAATACGGAAACATAAGCACGGGCGTTGGAGTTGACCCGCTTGTAATGCTTACAGACTTGTTAACGCAATCAAACGCCGTTTCTTTGCATGGCAACATCGGGGTTACCTATCTTGGGCCTTCAAACTCTAGCGGAACTGCTATTCGTACATTTTATGATTTTGAAGTTAAAAGCGTTTATCAAGCATGGAAAGATTTAGCTCAAAGTTCTACATTCTTTGATTTTACAATCAAACCATTCTTGGATTCAAGCAACCGACTTGTTAATTATCTTGTTGCGGGAACTCCTACCCTTGGAACTACTTATCACGCATCTTCCAATGGTTCTTCTAACTTTCATTTTCCGGGCAATGTTGTTTCTTACAATTACACTGAAGATGGTTCTCGAGTTGGAAATAGAGTCTTTGGTTTAGGTTATGGCAGAAATGAAAACAGACTTATTAGCCTTTACTACGATCGTTCAAAAATTTATGGTTTTAATACTTGGCCTTTGCTAGAAGACACGGTAAGTCTTATTGATATTACAAGTTCAGATTTGCTTAATCAAACAACAATCGGAAAATTGCTTGCTATTGGTTATCCTCCTGCAACCGTTCAAATTGTAATTCCAAGTTATATTGACCCAACTCTTGGCAATTATGACCTTGGCGATCAAGTTAAATTGCTTATTAATGATGATAGGTTCTTTGCTGGTTTGTCTAATACCGTAAGCGATTCAGCAACTATTTATTCATCAGATAACGGAGTATTGCCGGGAACAGGTACTTCTTCTATTTATCGTATTATTGGTATAAATGTTGAACCCGGCGAAAACGGGCCAGACAGAATTACCCTTACTTTAAATTTACCTTTACCTACTACATTGACGGCGGGATAAAATGGGTTCAGTTAATATACCTATCAGTCTTTACGAGATCAATCAACAAATCAATGACAGACTTTCTCGACTTGAATCTGGCCCTGACTCTGCTCAGGCATCTGCTGACGCTGCTCAAGGCGTGTCATCTCAAGCATTGACCGCAGCTAATTTGGCCAATACCCAAGCAACTACGGCTATTGCGCTTGCCAATACTAAAAATACTGTTTTTTATTCAGGAACCGCACCAACCGCTAACGCAGTAAACGATCAATGGATTGATACTGCCCTTGGCAATAAACTTTATATTTGGAATGGCACTGCTTGGACTTCTGCTCAAGATGCTGCTATTAACGCGGCTCAAACTACCGCTAACGGTAAAAACTCTATCTACCGTCAAGGCTCAACTCCTACTGGCGGCACATACGCCGTTGGTGATATGTGGTTTAACACATCCTCGGACAACGCTATTTCTACTTGGAATGGTTCCGCTTGGGCTGCTAATGCTCTTGGCACAAACGCTCTTGCTAACTTTTCTGCCAATAAAATTACATCTGGAACTATTGATGCAAGCGTAGTCAATGTGTCTAACATCAATGCGGGCAACATTTCATCCGGTTATCTTGCTTCTAGCAGGATTCAAACAGGCTCGCTTAATGCCAATGTAATTACATCTAACACAATTACTGCCACACAAATTGCCGCAGGAACCATTACGGCAACCGAAATTTCTTCATCTTATGTTTATGCTGGAACAATTAACGCCAATAACATTACAACTGGAACGCTATCCGCTTCTGTATCTCTTGCTTCTACTTCAGGAACCATTGGCGGATTTAACATTTCAACTTACGCTCTTACTGCTGGCGGTTTAAGTATTAATTCTTCATCTGGTCAAATTTCTAGCAGTTCTTCAATTACCACAAGCAGTCTTACTCATACAAATACTTTAACAGTTGATAGTACGGCTACCATGAATGGCAATATGTATTATTCAGGTCATTCATCATCTGGTTCTAACGGAGATTTGCCAATTTACCAAGCCAGTTCAACTGGATATTTATACGCTAAATCGTCATCTAAAAGATTTAAGCAAGATATTCAATCTCAAGATATACCTATTGCAGATGTGCTTTTGCTTAATCCTGTAACTTATGTAAGCAATGAAGATTATGAAGCAAATAATAATAGCGCAGCGGGATTAAAGCGAGTAACTGGTTTAATTGCCGAAGAAGTTGCTCTCATAGATACCTTAAAAGATTTGGTTGTCGGTTACGATGATAACAATGAACCTTTTAGCATCGCGTATGATGCAGTGGCGGTAGCACTTATTCCTGCTATTAAAAATCTTAACACTCGACTAGCAAAGTTAGAAGGCAAATAATGGAACTACAACATCAGCTTGAAATTGAGGACATCCTCAAGCATTACAAGGAAAAAGTTGCCGAGCAGATTCAGGAGATTGTAATTCTCAAAGCAACGATTGACGCACTAACCAAACCTAAACCTGTTGAGCCAACAACTACGGCAGCAACGCCTGTTGTGGATGGGCCAAAAGGAATCTAACTCATAACCTGAAAGGGCGCAATGAATCCCGCATCTCTCGCCAACGCCGCAAACTGGGCACAAATCCTCTGGGCAACTGGAGCATTGGTAGCAACTTTAGGGGCAGGAACCAAAATTTTCTTTACAATGAAGCATAAGCTGGACAACATTGAGGCGCATACTTACAAGCGTAATGGCGGTTCATCTATGGCAGATGCGTTACACAGACTTGAAGAAGCAGTTGCCGAGAATACAAAGATCACGCAAAAAATCTCACGCGAAGTTGCAAGGCTTGAAGGTCGCTTTGATAACCATGTAGCTGAAGGCAAAAATTGAAGCGTAAGACCCGCAAAAAATTACAAACAGTTACACGCGCTTGGTTTGAGGCTTTTATTGGCTTTGAAATTGTCTTGCACTTTAGAGATTTAGTTAAGCCAGATGTTCTCGTACAAGCTGCAATAGCGGCCATATTTCCTATTGTCTTTCGCTGGATTAACCCCAAAGACTCGTTTCCAGATGGAGAGTAAATGTTTAAAAGAAAATTCATTCATCCAGATACTCAGGATGTTCTCACTTTTGGCGAGCAGGTTTCTTGGAAAGTTCAAGGCATTATCCGCAACTGGTGGTTTGTAGGCTTTTGGTCTATCGGCAGTTTTGTATGGTGGCTTAAACCTACTTGGTTCCGCGACAACCACTCGTATGTGCATTGGCAACTTGTAGCCTCGTACCTAGCAGTTCTTGTAGAACTGATGATTGGTATTGCCATGATCGGGCAAACCAAGCGCGATGCCATGATTATTCGCCATATCCTTTCACTTGAAAAGCAAGAGATTGAACACTTGAAGGATTTACTAGAGGAAAAAAATGACTGATGAACACAATCAAAAAATTACTAACTCGTATGTGGTGCATTACCCTGCTCACGAACCACGCGAAACTGACCCGCACTATAAAGACTTTAATGCCTACCGAGAGCGAACCAAGGACACCGCAAAGTGCGCTATCGGAGAACATCGTTCAGATTTCTCTGAGTGCGATGGCGGATTAGAGCTTCACCATTCTCACATCGAATTCTCACTTCAAAACGGCGTGGACTTGAAGTGGCTGGAAGTGGACTATCCGGGCGTGTCTGACCCTGAGTCGGTCGGGGCGTGGATTGAATCGGCTGCCAACTTAAACTGGTACTGTATGAAACATCATCGCGCAGCAGGGGCGGGGATTCATCACGCAGCCTATGCTGACTTTGAGGCTTCTAAGTATGTTCACAATCTCATAGGAAAGGTAGAAAATGGCAACCAAGAAGTTTAATTATCATTTCACAACCAAGGAAAAGGCTCTTGCCGAGCATTATGTGTACGGCATCCTTGCTGCTGGTCTTGCTACGCATGAACTTGCACCGCACGACACATTCAAGGTTATCGCTATCAAGGCATTGGTCGGCGGTCTAGTCGCGCCAGTTCTTGCTCGCATTAACCCTGCCTCGCTTGTCAATCAGATTGACGAAGCAACAGGCGCTCCTGCAACTCTTACCGCACCAGTTGTTTCTGCCGTAGTAGCAGATGCGACAAAGTTGGTTCAAGCAGAAGCAACCAAGTAAGTTTTACCCCGCACTTGGGGCAAGTGCATTAGACCCTCGGAAACGGGGGTCTTTTTTTATAGAAAGGCAAAAGATGGCTACCGCACTTGATGTTCTCAATGTCGCTAGAAGTCAGATCGGCTTTCACGCTGGCGCGCAAGATGAGAACCCTTATGGCGATTGGTACGGGATTCCTAACGCTCCCTACTGCGCTATGGGTGTGAGTTGGTGCTTTACTCAGGTCGGTCTATCTAGCCTTGTAGCTGCTCAGACTCCCAAAGGATTTGCCTACAACCCTGCTGCGCTTCCTTGGTTTCAACGCCAAGGCTTAGTAGTCAATAAGTATCAAGGACAACCCGGCGATCTAGTCTTTTTTGACTGGAACTCGGATGGCGTTGTAGATCATGTCGAGATTGTGGAAGCGGCAAGTCCTGACGGGCTGACCACCATTGGGTTCAACACAGGCAACCCAAATGACTCGGTTCACGAAAGCGGATGCTTTAGAGTCCACCGCCCTTACTTCTATGTAGCCGCCATTGTCAGACCACGCTACCAAGTAGCCCT